GTGATTCTGGTCTTGCATAAATTTTAATTGCATTTCCAGAGAAAGCACTAATATTTAGATTTCGTATTACAACACGACCTGTTGTGTAATCTACAGTACCAATGTTACCATCTAATACTCTAAATCCATCAATCGTGTTAGTTAGAATTTCTAATGTACCTAATCCATTATCTTGAATATATGCTGTTAAATTATTATATCTAAAGTTTGATGTTTTAACTGCTGGTTTATGGCGAGTAATATCTTCACCAGCTGTTAGTGGATGATCGAGAATCAATTGGTTCGAAAAGTCTGCTGTAATAGAAGAATTCAAATTCAACGAAGGTATGAAATCAATAACCATCCGAAGTTCGGTATCGTTTGATACAATAGAAAGATCACTATCGTCAATTGCACGAGAGATACGAGATTGCCTTGCGTTCTTTTTAAAATCTGTCAAATGTGTATCATCGTATGTTTGTATTGCAGTACGAACAATCGACTCAATCGCCGATGGAGAAGCATCAGACGTTCTTGTATTATAGAATACTTTTGTGTCAAGGGCAATATAAAGAAATGTTGGAGAAAGAACAACTGGATCAATTGCAAGAGGTGTTCTTTCTTTTAAAAACTTACGATACTTTTCTTTTGCGCCATCTGATACGCCTTCCGAATCGACGATGTCAACATAGACCATTACTTTACCATATCGTGGGGGATCTAACTCTTCACCACCTTGAACAGATACTGCTTGTATCTCAGAGAAGTTTCCTTTTAAAAGATTTTCGTAGTCGGACTCTGTAACTGCTCGGTCTTGTATCTGAATAGACTTTGGAGCATAAAACTTAATCGACTCTAACGATTCTTGTATTGCACCACCTTCAGAAGGAGACTGTGTTGTGACTGTTGCAGTATATCCACCTATATTACCAGCAGGCACAAATGTAGTAGCACCATTTGGCTCTTCGCCATTTGCAATACGATAAGTAACTTCTACAACTTCACCAGTTAATGGCTGTCTACCAAATACGCCATTACCAAATTCAATCTCATAACGCTCTTGCTCTGCTGGTTGTAGATAAAACACTTTGTCATTTGATCCAACATCGAACAGATTTGGTTTAAAAACATAACTCTCAACGGCAGCATCAGCAGCGGTTGAAGCATACACATTAACAACAATACTATTTGTGTCAACTCTTTTATTTGATAGAATATACTTTGTACTAGGAGATACATCAAAATACTCTTTTTCAATTCTACCTTCGTAAACAAATACGTCAGAAACGGAATACACACCACCAGTTGAAGTTACTGTATGAACTTCGTCTGTACTAAACGTATATGAAACGCCATCAACACTTGCTGTAAACTTTGTATATTTTGGAACTGTGATAAAAGCAGGGTTATCGCTAGGACTAAAAGAAAGAGATATTTTAGCAGTAGATGACCGAAACGATCTTGGGAGATAGTTTAACTCTTTGGCATGAGATACAATAGAAGACCTTAACTGTGCTGAGTCAAGAAACATTTCACCAAGTGCCATATTCGTATAGAAACTATTTTGAAATGTATTATACGCTAAGATATCAAGGAGGACTGACATATTTGACCCATCATAGTCATAGTCAGCAAACTGTGATTGCCCTTGAAGAAATGTTTTTAATTGATTCTTGATTTGATTAAAATCAAGTTCAGAGATAATAGTTCCTGCCATTTTATCTCACTCTTTCTAACAGTAATTCTAGTGTAACTGGTTCTTGTACGTTGACAACACGAAATACGATTGTAACTTGTACTTCATGTTCATTAAATGTATCAGCAACAACGACATCAATCACCTCTGCCCTTGGTTCATGCGATTCGATTACGTCTTTAATATGCTCTTGCATTGTAAGAAACGTCTGAGCGGTGACGTTTTCAAATAACATAGCACGAATATGACCACCAAGTCGTGGTTGAAAGAGTCTCTCGCCTCTATCTGTCAACATAAGATTTCTAAGCGATTGCTTTACAGCATCAACATTTGTTTTACGTAAGAGTGTATTACGAAGTGGATGCTTATCCAAATCTGTAAAAAAGTCTGAATATACAACTCTTTCTGTTAATGGTGTTGCCATGACAAGCAATCTCCGAGTTTCTTTTTATTTATAAGACTAACGAATATAGGATGCAACTACTTTCTTATCAACAGCACCATTCTTAATAATCTTCGCTTTTACTGTTTGAGGAGATTCAATACCTTGCGTTCTAAATTCTTTTGGTTGAAAATGCCCTGGATCATTATCGATTGCATTTTCTAAGTTATATTTTGCAAAATGTCCTCGAATTAATCCTGTGTAAAACTTCTTATCGTATTTTGGGCTACCGTTAACAACAAATACAATGTCGGCAGCGCATCCAAAATCGTGCCAACTATTTCCTGGCTTTGGCGCTTCTGGTCCACCTGCTTCATATGCTCTTCTTAAATCAGCCTGTGCTGCAAAACTACGTAGAGCAAACGAATAAAATGCCGTGCCCTTCATTGCTAATACTTCTTCATCATATAATACATCTTTAATTGCATCTGCAAAACGTAATCTCAGTTTCGGATGAAGAGAGTTAACTGCTTCAGATATCTTTTTAGCATATGGTCCTAAGAAATAAGAAGCATCGAATACTTGTTCTTTTAATGTAAAACTTGCAATATTGTCTATGATTGAAGTTTTCTGAGCAACTGGTCGACCAGCAGTTGCTGAACCAGATGCTCTTTCATCAGCAGCCCGTCCAATGTCTTTAAATATTGACGATGCGTAGTTGACTAAGTTTTTAGCACTATCACTTTCTCTTTTAATCTTCTCATCAGACTTTTCATTTGCCTTTGCAACCATATTCTTAGCAGTCTGTTCAATCTGAAGTGGGTCAGCCTGAGGATTATTTTCCTGCATTTTCTTAATTAAAGCAGCGGTTGCAGTTTCACGCTTTTTATTGTTCTCGTCACTTACTAATAGTCGAGTACGTTCAACTTTATCTTTCAATATCTTCATTGTAGGCTGAAGACTTATTTCACTTACGTTATCTACCTTTTTTGGTAAAGCATCAACGTTCTTATCAAGATTTTTCATCTTTGATTCAGTGGCTTTTTTTGCGTCTTCACAACAACTCTCTGTTGTACTTTTTAGTCCTGCTAATGAAGGATTGATTCCTGCTTCAAGAGATGCTATAGCAGAGTCAAAAGATTCAGTAATTGCTTTTGCTTTATCTAATGCTGCAACTCGTAAACTTGCGGTATCAATAGAAGCAAACGTATCAATTTGACTAATGATTTCATTTGCTGCAGCGTTTGCTGACAATGAAGCATCTTCTAAGAGATTTTTCAATGTCTTTTCTGTGTTTGATGCAAGTTGTTCAGAATCTAACGTCTCAAGACTTATTTCTTTAGGAGTTTTTGCTCCAGCAAGTGTTTGTAAAAGTGCTGGACAACCACCTGCTATTTTGTTATTAAACGCATCAATAGTTGAATTTAAATCAGATAATCCACCTGAAGATAAATCAAACTCTTCTACTGAGAAAGTTTCTGGATCAATACCACTGTCAAACAATGCTGTTGATAACTCAGACGCAGATAAATTACTTATATTAGAAGATAAGTTTCCTACTGCTAGTTTATCACTTGGACTTAATTCCGAGACTCTTTGTGCTACGTTTGACTGAAGAGCAAACATATCTTGAGGAGCAAATGCTCTTGCTGGATCAATTGCCTTAAACTTGTCTAACTCAGAAAGTATTTCGCCGTTAGGTCCATCACCTCTTGCTGAATCGGATATCTGTAATAAATCGTTTGACTTGACTAAAGGAAAATCAATAGACTTTAATGCCATTATTCATCCTCCTCTAATGGATGTCTATCACGCCACAGTTCTGGTGGATCTGTGAAACTTGAGTATGGATCATCTTCCAGTTCTGCTTCAATTGGAAACTTTCTATCAGGTGGCTCGTCAAAGTTTGGTCTAAATGCTGGTCGCTTACCAGAAGGTTTCGGATGTGACTTCGTTGCACCATTTAACACTGTCTCAAATCCTGTTTCAATATCAACAGCATCTTCTGTGTTTAAGTCAACTCGTGTTCCTTCAATTGCAACATTTGCGCTTGAAAATACGTTAAATTGGCCACCGGAATAGAAGTAAGTATTAGCACCAGTCTCTATCTTTAAATCAGTGTTTGAATATGCCGAAATAAAACCTGTAGTTGAATAGAGATGAATGTTTTCTTTCTGTGCCTGTATATAAGCACTTTTATTAGCAAACACATTATAGTTATCGAGATATGCTTCTTGACGAATTGCTGAACTCTTCTGTGAGAAAATATCTCCAGAGTTCATATAGATGCCGCCACCGACATTTAAATTATAATCACCATGAACTGTTGTATCTAAGTCACCGTCAACAGTAAGTTTACAATTCGATTCAACATTAATCGTACACGTACCTTTTACAACGATATCCGCTTTACCATTAATAAGAATCTTACCATTCTTTTCAACTATTGTAACATCATCGCCGACAATCTTATTCACACGAGTACCAGTTGGACCAACTTCAGTAAACGTACCTGTTCTATGATGAATATTAATACGTTCTGATCCTGGTGTATCGTCAAGTTCAAATACGTGACCTGATTCAGTCTCTTGTACTTTATTATAAGGATAAACAGCGTTATACGGTGGCTTTGGTTCTGTCCAATCATATCCAAGAACTTGGTCTTGATTTACAAAACGACTTGCTACATGCGTTTCACCAATATCTTCACCACGTGCTAATCTAGAAATGTCTGGTTGATATGCTGATACAGGATGAGGATTTACGTCAGAAGTTGCGTTGAATCCCTCTTCAAAGTTAACAGTTGTTGTAGGCATACCAGGCATAATACCAAGTAGCATAGGATGTTGAGCATCAGCGCCGTCAAGGAAGAATCCAAATACCCATGCACCTTCCATTGGTGGCTTATAGTTTACATCATACGAACCTATAACTGGTATTGCCCAAGGCAATGTATCAGTTGGAACATCTTGTTTATTATCTGGGTGTATATCAAAACAACGTACACGAACACGACCCAACTTTCTTGGGTCACGCCTGTCTTCTACGACGCCCATAAACCAGAGTAAGTTTTTAAATCCGTTTTCAGCCATGATATATCCTATGTAAATTCATTTCTACTTGTGGTTTTTCGTGTAACGTCACCTGACGTAATATCTCTCACAGTTGAAACTCCACCTTTGTTACCTTGTACAAGGTCTTTTGTGAGAGTTACTTTACATCTATATTGCTTACCATCAATATTATGATTGATGTTATTTACTAACCAATAACCCGAAAGACTCTCATGATCATCTGGTATTTTACCATCAGGTAGATTTTCAAGTTCAAGCAGGTCAAGTTTGATTACATCACCAGCAAATAAATCATTTCTACCATAAAGTTCAACCTCAGCAACAATAGAACTTAGATAATAACGATTTGACATTCTTGGACCAGTGATTTCAGTATACCGCTGCCCTTGTCTCTCAAAGTCTTTGAATATCATAAATGATTTTGTTACATTATCATCACCAAAAAATGCTTCGGTAAAATCTTCAGTGTGTGGAAATCTTACAGTTCTATCTAAATGAGTATAATCTTGGAAGTTATCTTTATATCTATAGATGTTATGAATATATTGTTTATTTTGTATATCAACTTCAACAGTATCAGATATCATAGCACCTGCATTCATCTCGCTAATCGTATTCAAACGATTTG